GTCCAGCGTTCCGCGATAGACGGTTTCGCTAATTCGACCGGCTTGGTACTCTTGTCTAAGGATTTCATAGAGTTTTTCCTCAACTCCATTGTAGTCGAACTGAGGGATATTTGCCACAGGAACAACCTTTGCCCCGCCAGCACCTGAGGTGTTGTCAATTCCAACAATTTTTACATTGGGATTATTGGCATACATATCAGCTAACTTATCGATATTAAGGCGAGCGCTTGGATGTTGACGCGCAAAAACTTCCAAGGGAACGGTTCGTCCGCTACCTAATTCAACTTCTTGCCGCATAGCTCGTTGCAACACGCCATAGAAAGCCTCGATTGGATCGCGGGCAGTGTAGGCAATCACAACTTCGCGCCCAGTAGCCAAAGCCTTCTCAACTTTTTTTTGCGAGGTTTCTAAATTTGAAAGGGTTGTGTCATACACAATTTCTGATTGATTAGAAATATTTCCCATTTTTTTGCGGCCAGATGACTTTCCAGAGCCGCCGCCGCCGCCAAGAATAAGCACTCGAGAGTCAAAACCTTGCGGCGTTGGGTTTGACAGCTTTCGTTCATATAGCCGATCAATAAACTCGCTCGCTGGTTCTTGTACGGCTGATGACAACGAACGATTTTTACGATACTCATCGGATAATTCTCTAGCATCATCCGTGTTTAGAATGCGTCCATTCTGCGTATCTTCTAGTTTGGAATAGCGATCGGCCAGGTTTTCAAAATTACTTTTTAGTTTCTTTGCAAAGTTTTGCTTTGCTTTGTCTGCAGCAGATTGAGTTATTTGTTTTAAGACAGTCTTCCCGCCTTGAGCAGCAGGCAGTACATCAAAGGCAGCGAGCTTGGCGTCGTCTGACAGCTGCAGCGTCTGGCCCTTGCCGGTCACTAGGGGTCTGCCTTCAGCTGGTGCCTGCAACGCCTTCGGCGTGCCTTGCCATTCAGGGCCACCCATTACCGACCTAGTGCCTTCTTTGGCGCTGCCGACAAATGGCAGCAGGTCAGCCAAGCTCATCTGGCCAAGACCAGGCACATCGACTTGACCGAGGCCATCAACGAAACGACCGATCTGCTCAAGCGTCACACCAGCAGACTGCAGCGCAGACTCTAGTTTGGTCGGCTGCACAGCGCGGATCTCACCATAACCTTGCGGCGCATCGGTGCGCGTAGCACTCGGGCCAGCAGCGAGCTGCATGCCTTCCAGAGAAGGTTCCTCGGCCATCGGCTCGGGCTCGTTCGTGGCATTAGGAAACGCTGCTGTAGCCAGCAGGTCAACGTATCTCTGTTCGATCGCGCTGTATGCCATGTCACTCTCCAGCCTGGTCTAGTAGTTTCTTGATCTGAGCCAAGTCTCTTTCCTTCTTTTGGTCGCCCTTGGCCAAATGCTCAAGCTGCGACAGGTTCTTGCGGCTGATCGGGCCGTTAATCCACTTCTGCTTCGACCAGACTTCATCCAGCTGCTTGCGGGCAGACTTGGCAGCTTCGCTGTTGCGGCGCTTCTCCAAGCCGGTCTCCAGCTCAGTCAGAATCTGGCGAGGCGTTGGCGCAGCTTTGCCTTCGCGGGCATAGCGGGCTTCGATCTCTTTGGATTGCGCAACGAGCTCCTGCCGGCGCTGGAACTCTTGCCCTTTGGGGTCGAGCACCACCACGCTGCCAGGTACCACATTGATGCCAGCCAGTTTGCTGATCCCGATGTCGAGATCTTTTTGATCTTGTTTGTCAGTTCGATAGAACAGATCCAGCGCAGAGATAGCGTTGCTGGTGGACAGGCCTTGTTTGGTCAATGCCCAGATTTGACTTGGGTCAGTGATCTTGTTGTCGTAAATCATCTGACGCAAATTGAAGTACACCGCCGCGTTGCCTTCGCCAGCCTTCGCCGGCTCAAGCAGATCCTTGAGCACACTCAGCGGCACAGCATCAGGGTTGCTGCGAGCAATCGCTGCAATTTGTTCAGCGATCTGTTTGCGCTGTTTGCTGCCTTCTGGCAAAGCCACAGCCTGCTGATACAGCGGCACGAATTGCTTGATCGCTTCAGCCTTGGCATCGGCAGCTTGCTGCTTCTTCAGGCTCTCTCGGCGGTTCAGCGCAATGTCTACGTTGGCGTTAATCTTCGCCACCGCTTCCATGTCATCCTTTAAAAGGCCAAGCATGACATTGCTCATCTTGTCGAGCTGACCGGTCATGATCTTTCTGCCCAGCTGCGGGTCGTTCATCAGCGTGTCATTCGTCAAGATGTGCCTGGTCACTGCGTTGACCTTGGCGTCGCGCAGCTCTTTTTCAAAACCGTCCATGACTTCTTTAGCCAGCGCTGCGTCACCAAGAGCGAGCGTCTGCGTTCGCAAGCCAGCCCGAAGCGTGTCAGCCAAGATGTCGATTGAATACTTTTCCTTGGTGTCAGGATCGGTGTACTCGCCCAAGGAGACAGTAGCCTCAAGCACCTTCTTGATGTTGTTGGCGTTGTCGCGCACCTTGATGACGTTCTGCGCCTTGGTGCGCTTTACTTCTGCCTCAAGCGCAGTCTTCAGCACCGTGTTGCCGTGCGTGGCAAACGTCGCGTTGAACTTGATGGCGGCTTCTGGATCGACCTTGGTCAGCGAGTCTGTGTAACCCTTGTTGATTGATGCGATCTTCTGCTGCACCTGTTCGGTCGTGAGCGCACCAGACTCCACATCAGCCAGCATCTGGGTCAGCGCATTCATGCCTTCCATCTCAAAGGCACTGGCGACCTGCAGCGTGCGAGCTTTCTTAAGGGCTTGGCCGAAGTAGGTGAGGTCACCGGAGACAGTATTCAGGCCAGGGATAGCACCAGGCAGACCTTCCTTGGCAAGCTGCAGCTGCTCAAGAGTTATTGGGTTCTCAGCAGCAAAGCGCAGCGCCTCCTCTTGGCGCTTCTCTTTTACCATGACGTTGATGCTGCGACCCATGCGGTCGAGGATCTCGGCCATCGTGTTAGCAGTGCGAGCTTCTTCACGCGAGGCGATGGTGTAATCAACGCCGCGAGCGTTGACCTGCTGCATGGGCGAGCCGCTCACCGAGCGGATTTGCAGCTGTCCTGATTCGAGTCTCTCAGCCATTACAGTATCGCCTTCCCTAGCTCAACCGCGCCTGCAGTCAATGTCGCATTGGCCATCAAGCCACCAGCCTGACGCGCTGCTTTGCCGGCCTGCTGGTATTGGCCAGCCTGCTGACGAGCGGCAAACAGGTTTAGCGTGTTCTGCATCTCAGTCGATTGCAACATCGCGGTCACATCTTCAAAGCCCAGCACCTGAGCAGTCAGCGCGTTCAGGTCTGCGATCGCTACGTCTTGCATAACGTTGCGCACGTTTTCGTTTTGAATCGCTTGCGTGCTGCCGCCGGCATAGTCGATGCCTGATGCGGCTGCTCGAGCTCTTGCCGCGGCATTGGTCTTGCGCAAATTCTTTAGTAGCTGGTTGCCGGCGATCTGATAGTTCCTAGCCTCAATCTCGGCCTTCTTAAGCATGCGCCCAGCTTGCACTGATGCGTACAGGGTGGAGTACTCAGCATTGACCTCGGCCACCGCAAGCGTATTGCGGGCCTGTAGCAGGTAGCCGGTTTGCTGCTGAATGGCAGCAGCCTGCTGTGCCTGTGCTTGACCGTAGGCATTGATGAAGCCTGCGACGGCCATGACCTGGCCACCAGTGATTCCACCAGCGGCACCACCAGCGCCAGCGATCTCCTCTCTAACAACAGTTGATGCCCGAGATGGATCAAGTGCGCTTACATATTGTCCTGGTTGCGCCATGTTAGGTTCCTGAGTAAACGGCCACGCGGAAGTCCAGGCCAAGCAGGTTCATCTTCAGCGGCAGGTTCTGCGATACCTCGATCGACTGCTCGCGGCTGTAGCCCAGCACACCGTTGACGCGCTTAATGCCGGTAAATGTCGGCACAGGGTCATCGAGCAGCGGGTTGTCCAGCAACCTGAAAGCCACTTCGTTGTCGTTCAAAATGCAGTGCTGCGTGTCTTCGAGCACCGCGCTAATCTCTACAATTCGCTTTTTCATCGATACGCGGCTACCGGTCTGCAACTTGACCTCAACTGGCATGGTCTTGACGTACACGGTGATCGGCAGACCTACCTCGTAGCTAGTCACTGATTCGCGGTCAAATGTCACAGCGCCACTGCCGCTGACTGTTTCATTGCTCTGCGGCACGCCGTCGGTGATCACATTCAGCGACTTGCCGACATGCGGCAGACCAGAGCCGACGCCACCAGCAGAGCCACCGGTGAAAGCGCAGTCGGTGTACAGGTCGTCCTTGAACTGCTCGATGAAGTACCGGGTGGTGCCGTTGAATACTCGCTTGGTCACGCAGTAGATCTGCGTCACGTCCACGCCGACATCAAGAAAGTCGCCGTCGGTAATGAACTCGCTTGGCGCAGTAATTTGCTGGCTGCGCATGATGGAGAAGACCGCCATCGTGCCGTCGCTGGTGTTGGTCATCAGCAACAGATCAGACTCGTCAGTACTCGAGGCACGACGCAGAGCGATGCGCTGCGGGCCTTTGAGCAGATGACCCGACAGCAGTGAGATGCGCTGCGTGATGTAGGTCTGCTGGGTGTCGGTAAACACAAACTCGTTGAGCGATTTGCCCTGGCGCTGGATGTAGACCGAGCCGGACTCCACCAGCTGCACCCGAGTGCCAGGCTTGATGCCGTTGCGGCTGACGTTCTTGAAAGTAAAGGTCAGCGGCGTGATCGGGTCGGTACCTTGCTGCGGTACGAAGAACTCGCCACCGGTCGTAAACACTTGGAAGTCACGCGAGCTCACGATGTCGGTGATGACGTTCAGCTCGTTCGTGTCAAGCGTTGCCTCGACCGCGTCATCGTCTAGCGACTCGGTCGGCACAAAGTCAAAGAACAAACCAATCTTTGAGCCCCAGATAGTCGATGGGCGAGATTTACTGCCGCCGAAGTACAGGCGGCCTTCGTGAAACGTCACTGTGCGCGGCCAGCCTTTGCCCGAGCTCCACACATCCTCGTAGCCGCTTTCAAGCTCCCAGCTACCTTGTGGAATGTTGGCCGTATTGAAGAACGGGTATTCGGTAATGGCGCGAACACTGGTGCCACTATCCACAGCGATGATCTTGGCTCGGCCTTGCGGGCTAGCGTTGATGTACTGATTGACATGCGACGAAGTAAAGAAGCTGTTTTGCGATGTCAAAGTCACATTGCCAGACACAGCGCTTGGGGTCAGATGGCCGACAGATGGAGTAGTAGTGGTTAGCGTAAATGCGTATTTTGGAATGCTCTCAAACGTAATCGTGGTAGCCGTCCAGGCTGTGTCGCTGGTGCGCGTAATGCGTACCGGCTGCAGGTCGGGATGCACGACAATCAGCGTGTCAGCCGATTGCGTCCAGCACATGTCGTCAACGATGGTCGAGCCAATGCTGGTGGTCAGGTACGGGTTACCGCTGCCATTGATGTTGGTCTGCACGACACCGTTCTTGATGACGTACATGCGGTTATGGGTGAAGCACAGCATGTAGCTGTCATCAACTGAGAATTGAAACGGCACCAAGCGCACGCCGTTGCCGGCAGACTCGGTGCTGGTGTTGGGTAACTGGAAAATGTGCTTCAAGCCAGGCCGGCGGCGCAGACCACCTTGCGGCTGGATCAGCACATTGGTGGCCTTGGCCAACGCATTGCCGTATGACTGCAGATCCACGCGAGCACGCAGCAGCGGGTCGAGCTCGCCGGTGCTGAAATTCGTGGTGAAGTCAACGAAGCGCATCAGCCCCTCACTGCCACCAGAGTCCAGTCTTCAAAGACCTGGTTCGGGCTGTTGGCGCCATCAATCTGCATGGCCTGCCGGAAGTAGCCACCGCGCCCATTCTCAGCTGGTGCGCCGGTTGCCACGCCTTGCCAGTACGCAGACTTCTCGCGCTGCTCGGTGATTGGTTCGGCCAGATGCCACGCCAGCATGTACTTCATCAGTTGGGTGAAATACTGCGGCCAAGCGTACTCAGGGGCGCTGTACTGGTAATCAATAAACACCGTGCTGATGTTTGTCAGCAGCTGGTCGCCTTGGATCTCCCACTCTTTGTAGAGCGGCGAGCCAGGTGATGCAGTTTCGCGCACAGCGCGAGGGTAGGCCAAGCGGTCACCCGGCAGCTGGTAGGCATACTTCCATGCCGAATTGGGCGCTGTGATCAGCTGCGCCAGCTGCACTTTCTTGAGGGAAAACTTCCACGGGTACATGACCAGCGTGGAGTCTCGAATGTCTGGGTACAGACGGTCGCAGGCATTGGCCTCATCGGTGCCGTCATTAAAAGACGAGATCGCCTTCGCGCCCAACAGAATCAGCGCGTCAGAGCAAATTGAAACACCTGTATCGCCTGCTGCCATCGCAACCTCTTAATGTGAGAAGGGGCCGATCCCTTGATAGAGACCAGCCCCCAGCACTACTGGAACAGCGGGTTAGTCGCTGTCAGTGTTCGACAGCGTGGTGCCGTCGGTCACGTCCACCACACCCGATGCGTTGGACACCACATACACCAGAGTGACGACGGCGGTCGAACCGGTCGATGTCACGCAGTGGATGATGTCGCCCACCTCGAGGGTGTTTGCCAGCGAGTTAAAGTAGCCCGACGTGTTGACGTCCGCGATGGTGTCTGCGGTCTTGTAGCCATACATCGACGGAGCGTTGCCTCGCTTGGAGGCGCTATAGGCTGTGAAGCCGTCTGCAGAGTAAGCCATTGTCTAGCCCTCCCTATTAAGCTGCAGCCGCAGTGTCGCGGGCAGTGATCTTGACGATACCCTCGGCATCGATCGCAATTGCACCAGCCGAGAACAAAGCGTTGACCAGCCAGCTGGTCTTCTCGGGGATGTAATTGATCTCGGTGCGAGGAGCGATGCCTTCTGCGTAGCCGATAGCGTCGCGGTGGAAGGCAAACAGCGTGCGATCCGATGAGCCGTCGATTGGCAGGCCGCCCTCGGAGCGGTCGCCCAGGACGTGGAAGGTGAAGCCCATGAACTGGTTGATCTCACCCTGCACCAGTGCCTTGACAGTGTTGAAGTCCGAGCTGGTGACCGAAGTCTGCTCGAGCATCGCTGCCAGCGAGTTGGCGTGGATGATGATGTTGCGGCCTTCTGAAGGCACGTTGTTGCGGTTCATGATCTTCGCGGCTTCACGCAGCTTGGCGATGTTCATGTTGGTGTTTGCACCACCGATGCTGTTAGCAACGGTACCGGTACCGGATGCAGCGTTCAGCGCGTCGAGGATCATCTGATCCTGGCGGCGACCGATTGCAGCACCGACAACCTGGGCGAGCTCAGAGCGCTCGTCAAAGTTGACCTTTGCCTGGGAGAAGATGTCGCTGTACTCAGCGGCATTCCAATCACCCAGCGTGCAGGTAACGGTCGAGAAGCCGACGTTCATCGGCGTGACATCGGTCTGAGTGACGCGGGCAGTAGCCACGCCGCGACCGACTTTCGGGAATTTAACAGTAGAGCCTTCGACACCACGACGCTGACGCACAGCGCCCACCAGCATTGCCTTGCCCTGGTAAGCCTGTTTGACCTCTGCGTCGAAGAGTGTCACAAAGGCATTGCTCAGAGAGATAGCCATTTTGTAACCTCGTTCGGTTGATTAGTCAGGGTTTTGCGCGTCGGTGAGCCGCTAGGTGCGGGCCTGTGCTTGCTGCTTACGGCAGCCACTCGCCGGCATCTCGCCGTGGTCAGGGTCGGGAAAACCCGGTGGGCCTTGTCGCGGATTGTAGGCGGCAATGAATAAAATGCAATACCGCCGATTGCAAACTGGACAAACCCACCGGCAGGCTTACTGGCCCATCACCTGGTTGAACAGGCGCTCGACCTTCTGGCGATAGGCCGCGTCGGTCTTGTACTTCGGATCGGCGACCATCTGGTAGAGCTCGTCCTTGGTCGGGGCGCCGTCCAGCGGGGCAGACTCGATCGGCACTCGGCCCTCGTAGGCTTCGCGGATCTTGACCAAGGCATTCAGACCGCGAGCGGTGCCGCCCATGATCTTGAACTCCTCGAAATCGTCGGCAGTCCAGACGCCCTTGTTGACCAGGCCGCGAGCCCAATCGACCATGCCATCGACCATTGCCCGACCGTTTGGCCCGAGCTTTTGCAGCTCTGCCGCCGGGTCGATCATGTCGTTGCCCATGATTTCCTTGGCTTGGTTCTGCAGCTGGCCGACCAGGTCATCGAACTGTGCCTGTGACAGACCGTTGTCTTTCGCCCAGCCGGCCAAGGTGCTGGCCATCGGGTTGTCGGTAGCGTCGCCAAAGGATGACAGGTCGTACTTACCATCAGCTGGGGCGTTGTGAGCGCCTTTGCTGATCTTGCCGCGCAGGTCGCGCCAGGATTTGGCGAGCCCCTCGTAGTCAGGGTTACCATCCTTCCAGAAGTTTTCCGGCATCCACTCTGGTCGCTCTGCCGGGCCAGCTGCAGCCGGATCGGCAGGTTTGTGATCGATCGCTACCTTTTGCTCATCGTTATTGTTTTGGTTTTCGTCCGTGACAGAAACACCGTCGAGTAGGCCGGACTGACCGGGCTCGACTGCTGCGGTTTCGCTCATAGGCTCCTTGCTTGTGAAATGCGTGCCATTAGATCCCGCACGACTGTCCTCTGCCCTTCGGCAAAGTAGGCATGCGAGGCGTCAGTACCCGGCACGGCAACAGGTACATCGACGTACATTTGCCGAAGCCACTCAAGCAGCTTCTGGCCATCCTCAGAACCCAACACGCGCAGACATAGCCGCGCTAGATCCTCGCGCTGCTGGGTAACCTCACGGATGTCCGAGGTCTCGCCCAGCTTCTCTAATTCATCCCAACTCATTTGGGCAGCGGCATCGGCTTTTCGCCTTCACCGATAAATGGCGACTTGCCTTCCTTCATGCGCATAACAGCGTGATCGACCGCTTTATTCATAATGGACGGCGGCATCTTGTCCATAAACTGTGGCGACTTGGGGTCATTGCGCATCAGATAGTTGAGCTCCTTCTTATCGAGCGTTGGCACGATCAGCGGGATGTTCGTTTCTTTGCCGTTGAGACCGACGCCAATGCTGATCTCGGTCATGACGTTGCCGTCCGGTCGCTTGATCTCGCCGAAGAATCCGGTGCCTTTCTTGGTGCCGTCTGGCCGGTTGCCGTAGTCCATTACATTGCTCCCTCTGGTGCTGGCATGCCAGCCATTGCTTGCTGTTGCATTGCTGCCTGCTGCATGGCGGCTGCCTGCATCTGCTGCTGTTGCGCTTCTTCCATCAATACTGAGCGTTCCTCGGCAGAGTTTCTGACCGCAGCCGGCACGCCCAGCTTATCGGCTAGGTAGTCCACCACCGCGTCATTCTTCAGCGCTAGCTGGCCGTCTGGGCCGAATTGACCGGTACCCATCAGCTGCGAGTACTGCAGGATCGCGTTCACATCCTCCATGTTCTGCGCCATTGCCAGCGGTGCCACCGGAACCACCTTGACCTCGAGACCGTTGACCCGCAGCGGCAGGTCGATCAGGCCGCGCTCGTCCATGACCTCGAGGATCTTGGACACCAGCGGAATCATGGTCTCGTTGATCAGGCGACCAAAGGCCGAGCCCAGGTTCTGCGAGAGCTCCTTCATGCGCTCCACGATCTCAGTCGCCGAGCGTGCAGACATGTTTTCAGGCGGCAGCGACTCATCGAGCAGGATGCGCTTGATCGAGCCCACCAGGTCGTTGATCACCAGCTGGCTGACGTTGAAGTCGCCGGAGCGGGGCAGGGGCAGCAGGGCTGGGCCTTGCGGGCCACCGTTGCGAGCCACAGGAATAATCGCACCAGGCGAGAGCTTGACCGTATTCGGGTTGAGTACACCATCATCAGCCGCAGTGTAGACACCGGCCACAGCCAGCGAAGCGTTCTTCAGCAGCAGCTCCTTGGTCTTGTTCAGCGTCTTGATGTCGGGCAGGGCAGTAATCAGCGGGCCGCGACCGTAGATCTCGCCGGCTACCTTCATGTAGCGCGACACCACCCAGGGCGATGTCTTGCGACGACGATAGACGAGCTCTGCTTTGCCTTCCTTCCAGATGACGTGGTAGCAGTAGTCGCCGCGCTTGTGGTCGTGAATCGTTGCCTCGAGGAGCTCGATGTCGTCGGTCGGCTTGTCATCGATGCGGCGCTGCAGATCAGGCGGGATCTTGGCATCAGGCCATTGACGCTGGATGCTCTCGCCCTTCATGCGCATGCGGCGGTAGACGTTGTCCACCTGACCGTTGGCACCCTCCTCGTAGCTGACCAGGAACAGCGGCACCGGCACAAAGTTGATCGGGCTAATGTCATCACCTGGCTGCACCATCATGCAGGCAGTGCCGACTGCAAGATCCAGCAGGAACTCACCGATGGCGATGTCGAAGTTGGACTGCTTCAACACGTCGAACATGCGGTCGCCGTAGGCGTCAAGGATGGCCTGCGCTTGGCTCTTGCGCTCAATCGGAATCGACGGGCCAGGCTCGAGTTTTGACCACTTACGCTGCGGCGGGAACACCACCGACTGCAGCCGGTTGGCGAAGCGCTGGGTTGAGTTGATCGCAGTCGAATCGAAGACGCGCTGCATCTTCTTCGTGCCGGTCGCTCCACCTTCCCACACGCCATAGAGCTGACGCTGCGGCAGGGCAAACTCGTAGGCATCTTGGTAGATCTGCTGAAACTCGTCTTTCTTGGTTTGCGCCAGCTGCTGACGCTTCAAGATCTCTTCCGGTTTCAGCCGCATCCCGCCGAGTGGTTTTTCGTATGCTGCCATGTCAGTCGTCCTTTTCTAACTTGTACTTTTCCAGCAGGTTGCGCCCTTTGGCTGCCAGTCTGGCTGCAGCACCCGCAGTGCGTGGCACGGGCTCACCCCATGCGTTTGCAGCCAGCGCCAACCTGGTTGGCTTGCCGTCGTCATCGACCAGCGGGCCGCTCGGGTTGGTATAGAACCGCGTCAAGAAAGATCCCTTGCGACGAGCTCGGTCACCGGTCGGGCTCGAGTCCTTGACACCAGGCTGCAGATTTTTGCTTTCGCCTGATGCCTCGAACTTGCGCCGACCTGCCTCAGTCAGCCCGCCTTCAGGGTCTTTGTACTTACTCAATCGTCTTCTTCCTCGAGTAGATAACTAGCGAGCAGTCTGCGCTCCATGCGCGTCAATGCGATGTTCTTCTGCAGCTTCTTGCCAAGCGCGACCTTCTGCTCGTCTTCCAGCTCTGGCTTTTCCATGTCATCGGCTTTGCCCTTGCCGTTCTTCTCAATCGAGATCTCGATCTTCATTTGTCGCCTTTCGCTGCGATCATGTTATCGATCAAGTTGGGATAAGGGCGACCAGCTGCTTTCGCTCTGCGCATCGCGTTGCGCTTCTCTGCGTCCGACAGTTTCTGCGGCTTGCCCAGATCCTTTGGGCGTGGCTTATCCCAGACCTCTTTCATGACTTCGCCTCTTTCATCAAACCCTTCTTGCGCTTGGCTCGCTCGTTCTCAGACAGCGCGATAGCGATCGCCTGGTCACGGCTGGTGACTTTGTCGCCAGAGCTCGACTTCAGCGTGCCGGCCTTGTACTCGCGCATGACTTTGTGAACCTTATCCATCACACCCCCTGCAACAGTGGGCGACGCGAGCTGCGTGACACAGCAGCCAACCGCGCCGACTTACGCTCGCCGACTTCGCGTTGATATGTCTGCCCAAGCTCTTTGGTTTTAGCTTCAAACGTAGATTGATCAAACTCAGCGATCTCTGGTTTGGTTGGTGCCGACGGTGCCTTGGGCGCTTCTTCAGTAAATTTTTCAGGTGGCGTCTTTTTGTAAAGCGCGTAGCCAGTAAGCGCTTGGTATGGCTGCAATCCAGTGCTGTGTCGAACTTGTTGATACTTTGTTTCGTAAACGGGCTTTGAAAAGTAATTAACCGGCAAATCCCCTTTTGCGCTGTATACGGTGCCGTCAATAACAAATACGTCGCCTTGTTTACCCGATGGTCGAGACACGCCAACCTTTGTGCCTTCTGAAGTTGGGAACTCTTGCAATGCTTTTTGGTATGCGTCCAATCGTTGCTGATAGGCAGCTGCTTGCGATTGATAGGCAGACATGTCCACCTTGTATTTTTCAAGCGCAGATTCATACGGTGCCATTTGCGCAGCCACTTGCTTTTGGTAATCAGCAAAACTTGTCTGATACTGACTGCCCATAGCTCTAACGTCTTTTGAATACTGCTGCGTCAGGCGCTCGATGTCAGACATGCGGCGAACCTTCATGCGCTTTTGATAGAGCGACTCAGCCATCACGACACCCGCATGTCAGTGCCAAGCATTGGCGACGTAACGCCGAGCTCTGGGGTCAGACGTTCTTGAGAGAGAAGGGCGCGACGACCACCACGGGTGCGAGCCTTCAACGCAGACGCTTCTTGCGCTGCAGCCTTGCGACGTTCCTCGTCAGCTGCGGCCTGTACTTCCCTGGCCTTCTTCTCCATCGACAGCCGGTTCTCTTGGTAGGTCAGCTGCTGCTGCTCAAACTGCTGCTTGGCCAGCTCGGCCTGCTGCTGGAGCGAGGCACTTTGCTTGCCGTATTCAGCCGTCTGTCGCGCAACTTCAGCACGCATTGCATTGGCATCAGCAGCTTGCTGTTGTAGCGCTTGCTGTTGCTGTCGCTCGGCATCTTTGCGAGCCTTGCGTGCTTCGTTGGCCTGGTAAGCCGAGCCTATGATAATTGCGCCTGCGATCCATCCAGCCATTTGACTTCTCCTTTCCTGCTGTCACCAAGGCCACACTCAGGCACCTCGTACAAGCGGTTTTCCAATTCATCGATGTTTCGGCAGTTGTCTGGGTTGGCATAGATGTCAGTCCAGACCACTTCCTCCTCGAACACTCTGCCGGCACGCTGAAATCCGGCATCGACATCAAACTCGCATGGCGCCACCAGCACCTTCACACCGTCATCGGTATTCACTGCGATGACGCCCTTCTCAAGCCTGACCCGGTACGCAGTCTTGTGAGCCGCACCGGTCAACACAGTCCACGGCGGGATCGTGATCGTTCGCTCGTACACGCCAGGCAGAAACTTGTGCGTCGTGACAATGTCAGCCTGGCTCATCTCGAGCAACGCGGTCTGCAAACGCACCACCGCTTCACGCATCTGCTGCGCCGGAACCTTGTCCTCAAAGATCGTCAAGGCGTCCATATTGCATCGGATTCTATTGGGTTTTGGCCATGTAGTCTGTCCGCTGATATCAGCCGGATATATCAACTGAACACATCGAAATCCATGCTGGCCACGACCGGCTTGGGCGGGGCTGCACCGTAGCTGTTCGTCCTGGTCATGCGGTTGTACTCGCCGCCGCCAAGCATTAGGTAGCCAAACGAGTCACCAATGTGCGAATGCTCGTTCTTGTTGGGCGCATCGCGGAACCGCTCCTGGCCGGCACCGATGGCCACGCGCTTGAAGTGATAGCCGCCGCCCAGGGCTTTGCGTAGCAGCTTGCAGTCGCGATTGACAATCAGCCCAGGCTTGCCGTTGATCAGGCGCTGCATAGGCGCTGCAGCTGCTTCTCGGCGTACTTTAAAGTCGTTGCTGGCCGTCGGCTGCGCTCGCAGGCCCAGGGTGCGCAAGTGATCGAAGGCGGTGACTTCGTAGATTGCGTCACGCTGCATACCGGCGGGGTCGCCCCAGACCATGATTTGGTGGTTAGGGAAGCGCTGGTTGAGCTCGGCCAACAGCTGGCTGCCGAATCGCTCAAGGCCCATGTCGAAGGTAACGATCTCATGGTGAATCAGCCACCGGCCATTGGGCAGGCGCTGGCCGATCGTTGCAGCCGGGGTCAGACCGAAGTCAAGGCCGACCTGGATCGGCACACCAGGCTCGACCTCGGTGTCGCCCGACATGGTGGTGTCGTCGTACTCGGGCCAAACGGGGCGACCTTCTTGGACGTAGGTGTACAGGCCGCCGGCATAGCAGCGAATCCAATCGAAGTTTTTACCCAGCAGCATCTGCTGGTAGTAGCCGGAGGGCAGGTTGTTCAGGTTCTCGGCCTTGGGGTTTAGTCGCCACCAGCGGCTGCCGGCAAAGATGTGGTCATTGGCCTCGGGGTTGTCGGGCAAGTTGGCTGCATCGGTCTCGAGCACGCCGCCTGGCTGCTGCCAAAACTTCCAGGCATACGGCCCGGTCATCTTTTCCTTCAGGTGCATGTTCGCCCACCAGTGGTCGGAATCAGGCGGGTTGGTATCCATCCAGATGCCGTGCCAGGTAGCACCACCGTCGCGCTTGGTGGGGTATCGACCCACCCGGTGCGTCAGGCCATCGATGACCGCCTTGGGG